ACCGTTTATTTGTGTGTGTGTGAATGTATTATTTGTAGCTGTTTTAAAAGTAGATATATTTATTTTTTTTGGTTCATAAACGTCGTCTGTCCAAAAAAGTAAACCTTCTATTATATTTATACCAGTTATAAATTTATTACTAGAAAAATTTAATATACTTTGAGTATCTACAAGTATAGGTGAAATCTCTTTAGTTATTTGATCAAACTCTATTATACAATCAGCTGAATCAGATGTTAAGAACCAATAGATTTTTTCATTTTCAGTATCTCTAGTAACACCAATACAAGAAGCATTTGCTAAACCAAATGAACTAGCCCAATATGTGTAAGCTTTAGTATCAGAATTATAAGTATTTACTTTTTCTAGCGTATTACCTAATATATTTTGTACTGAACCTACATCTGAACCTTCAGAGCTAGCAATTTCTATATTTAATGCATCTCTGTATTCGCCATTGTTAACTAATCTTTCGTCAAGGTCTTTATTCATTTTACCTAGACGAAAATGGTGCTTTAATTCTGGCATGTGCTAGTGTTTTATTTGTTTAGACTTACCTCGCATTATTTGAGTTAACTCTTCAATTTTTAAATTTGATAATCTTAATTTTGCATTTCTTATTGCCGCAAATTTTTCTTTTTTAAACCTTGCAACTATATACTCTTGTACGCCTGATGACGATGCAAGTATAGAGTGGGCGATAAACTTATAAATAGCTTCTTCTACAAACTTATGTACTTTCATTTCATCATCTGTAGCTAAGCTGTCTGATATATACTTTAACGTAATTGTTTTACCGTTTATGTCAGCACTAAAATGTATTCTATTCTTTAAAGGATCTATATAAAAAACTCCATTTGATTGTGCTTTTGAAGGTTCTAAACCAAATCTACCACCATTAGATGTAGATGTGTCAAAACCACTATCATCAACACTAGTATCACTAGTCGCGTTTGAAGAGGCTTTAAAGTCTGACCAAGTATCTGAATCTGTAGATGCTGATAAATTACTATTACTATCAAATATATAATTGTAATTTCCATCTTGTAATATAGAAAATGGATTACTAGTTTTATCTGCTTTATATATAATTCTTTCAACACCAGAAGTATCTTTCCAACTAATTTTAACATAGTTAACATAGTCGTGAGGCAGAGCCATAACTAAGTTAGGACTTATTTCTATTTCTTGTGATTTTTCTGATTTTAAAGTGTCGTAGCTTAATTCTTGTAAAGCTCTTTTTGCAAAAAATACTATATTGCTTCTTTTTTGTTTGGGTATAATTTTACCTTCACCAACATAAGCTATTTCAAAGTTGTTAATTATATCCTTAAGGCTTATAGTTTGATAATTTCCGAAACTAGAAGCAGTAGTGTAGTAGTTTTGTTGTGTTCCTTGAAATAATCCCATTTATTATTGTTTTTCTTGTTGTAGTGATTTTTGATCTTCTGTACTAGCTATTTGATACATATTAGGATCTTTAAGCATTACTCCTGCTAAAGAAAGTATCTTCATAACTAATTCTGTTTCTTCTGAATCATGTAATTCAAAATTAACACTATTATTTGCATTATACATAGCTTGTTCAAAAACTATAGTATAAGCCCACTTTACAGTAGCGGGTCTAGATATATAGTTACACGTAACTCCTGAAGTTATAGTGATAGGATAAACTTGTATAGCAGATGATGATGTATTTACATAAATAGGTAAAGAAAGTGATGGGGTTGTTAGTGGTGAATTTATATAATGGTGTAATTCATTTTGTTGTAGTTTCTCTACTTCAACGTAATTTCCTGAGTTAAGATAGTATAATTCACCCATTCTGTAGTAGTTAGGTAAAGTACCTACGCCTCCAGAGCTCATTGATACATTTTGTCTAAATTTTTCAAACACATCAATCTTTTCTTGTAAAAGATCTGTCATGTCAGAATAAGTTGAGTCATTACCAGGTATTCTACTGAACTGGTTTAGATCATAAAAATATTGCTCAAAGATGTCCATCTGCGCTTGATTAGCGAACAGATTAAACTCTTGAGGTGTTATGTATCCTCTTTGCTCTTTATTAGCAATGTTTAATACTCTTTGATAAACTGTATCTATATTTACACTCATGTTATTTTTTTATTATAGGAAAAGGCCCACAAAAGCAGGCCTTACCTACAATTGTTATTATCGCTTTTCGATGTTTTTGTATATTTCTATACCTTCGTCAGTTTTAAAGAATGAAGCTAACGCAGAATATGGATGCTCATCAAATGGAACTGTTAAAACTTTTCTACCGTTACTAGCCCAAGTAAAATTTCTTTGGTCTGGTGATAGTTTTAGTATTCCAGCTTCTACAGCTTTTATACCAAAGTTTCTAAGTTCTACGCTATCGTCCTGTAATAGATCTAAGAATAAAGCAGGATTTCTTTTAGCAAATACTAATAAATCTCTTTTAACTTCCTTAGAAGTCATATTATTAACCTTAGAACCAATCTCTACTCTTAATATAGCTTCAGCTAAATCAATTTCAACATTTTTTGCAGCAACTAATGCGTCGATCTCTAAATTCATATATTCAAGATCGTCTTTTGCATCTTCTACTTCATCATGCTCTTTATAAATAACATCCTTTGCAGGGTGATATAAAGAAAGCAATTTTTGTAAATTTTGTTTTTGTTTTGGTACGTTTAAAGTTCCATCTCTAAATATGATGTGACCTAAAGTAACCGATCCTTTTTGTTCTCCAACTAGAGGTGATGATTGGTTTGTTGCATATCTAATCTCTTGTTGAACACCGCTGTTTTCATCAAACCATAATAACGACTTTCTTCTCGTATGTTTAGATGGTAGTGTAAAAACTAATGGTTGAACTCCTGACTTTAATATATAAAGTCTATCTTTTATTTCCCAGCTTTTTGCTGATTTCTCTTTTTTCATGATATAATATAATATAAATGTTAATAAAAGTAAAAGTTACCCCCGTCAAAATAACGAGGGTAAAGTTTACTATTGGTAATAATTAGTCACCGATAACTCCATCAGAAGATTTCAACAATACGAAGTTGTTTGCAGCTTGAACACATAAACATCTCTCAGATAAGAAATGTACGTTCATTGCATCCTCGTCGCTTGTATAGTTTCCACCAACAGAACCAGTAATCCAAGATTTCATTCTTCTATCGTCAGCTTCAGAAGCTCTGTATCTAACGTGTAAGAATGGTCTTGAGATATTTTTACCTAATTGCTGATCGTAAACTGTAGAAGTTCCAGCAGGAACAAATACACCTTCAATATCACCAACTAGTCCTCTTGTAGTTGAGTCATTTAAGTATTTCCAGTCAGTTTTGTAGAAGTCATAAGAACCTCTTCTGAAACCAGAAAATCCTAAATTTAATGCCATATCTTCGCTGTTACTAAAAACACCGTAAGATGTACCACCTGAACCGTAAGAGTTTTGAGCAGCTAACATATTGTCGATAGCTAGAGAAGTTCCTCTATCTAAGAATAACATGTTTTCCTCAATTGATCCTTGCTTGTCTAATTCTTGTAGAATTAAATCAAAGTCAGCTAGACCGTCTGTAGCTTCAGAACCTCCAAAGTCAGCATTGTTAAATACTAAACCTCTAGAGTTAATTGCAGCAAATAAACCTTCAGATCCAGAAATTCCTGAAGCTGAAATAGCAGATGATCCTGCTTTTTTCTCTGCTTCAATCATAGACATTTCTAATTGATCTTCAAATCTTAATCTTGCTTCGTGCTCTGATTTTAAATACCAAAGGTAACCTCCAGTTCCAGATTCAGTAGTTACTTCAACCCACCCAATTTGAGCAGTATCAGAACCATTTACACTGTACTTGTCTCTTAGAATAATTGGCTTATTGCTAAAAGATGTGAAGTTAGCATCTTTAGTGTTACCAGCTCCAGAAGATCCTTTTTTGTATTCAGAACCGTATACAAATACTTTTACACCTGAAACAGCGTCAGCACCAATACTTGAAATATCAGCGGCTGTGTAAGGTTGTGCAGTAATTGTAGTTGAAGAAGGAACAGCAGATACGTAACATTTTAATGTTACACCACCTTTACTAACGATGATAGTATCACCGATGTTAATTAAGTGAGCAGCACTAAAAGTTAGTAAGTTAGCAGAAACATCAGTACCAACAACATCGTCGTATGCTACGTGAATTCTACCTTGTTCAGACCATACAACTTCGTCAGAAGCCATAGGCATTTCAGCTCCTACCATTTTCAAAAATCCAGAGATAGTACGGTTTCCGTATCTTTCTACTTCTTTTTCATATACTTCTGGTAAGAATTGTTTTGTAAAGTTAAAGTCATTCCCGGTAATGCTTAAATAATTGTCTCCAAATAGATCTTTTACGGGTCTTGGAGTAAGGTGCGCTAGAGCGGCACCTGAACTTGCTATTGCCATTTTTTAAATTTTTAATTGTTATTTTCTAATTTTAATCTTAAAATCGTTAGAACTTTCACTTGGCACTGATCTCACACTGAAACCACTTTTGATAACATTTTCATGACCTTTTCTAGGTTCCATACTTATGTTCTTGGATCTAGACATGCTATCTTTTATAGCATCTGCTTTTCCTTGTTCATAAAAATGGTTTGCTACCATGTCTGGATTCATAGCTGTAAATAACGACTTGTGGTAACCTTTAGCATCATTCATTTCATTTTTATCATTAAGAAACTTCTTAACAAAATTATTGATGTCGCTTTGGGTATTCTTTACACTTTTTGCGTCCTTTACATTAAATCTATATTTTTTTTCTCCAACTTTGTATTCAAAACCTTTGAATTCGTTAGAAAAGACTTGTTCAGTCTTTTTATTAAATATAGATTTCTGAGAGTTTAATACCTTATTGTTTTCCTCAGATTCCTTATTGTAACGGTTGAAAAAATCTATAGCTTTCTTTTGCTCAGGCGCTAACCTGTTTCCTGCTTTGATCTCTTCGTAATATTTAGACTTTTGCCCGTCTAGGTGGCTTTTAGCACTGGCAACTTGCTCTTTAAGCGCTAATTTTTTTCTTTTAATATCTCTTTCTGTATCTTCATCTTCATCAAAACTAAAACTATCTTCTATCATGAAATTAATTTCATCATTTGATAAATGAGGCTTAGTTTGTTTATAGTACTCTTTTAACAGTTGATCATCGTCAAAACTACTGAAGTCTTGATTAAGTCTTACATAATCTTCTAAACTACCACCTGTTTCATTCATAAAATCTACAGCTTTCTGTATATTTTCAGGTAAATCAATTCCAGACTCTTCAGCTTCAGCCACAGCTTCTTCTACTTCTTCTGCTAATTGTTCTGTTTGTTCTTGTACTTCTTCTTCTTTTATTTCTTCTAATACAGGTTGTTCTTCTTGTTTTTCTTCAACAATTTCTTCAACAACTTCTTCTACTACTTCTTCGACCTCTTGTTCAACAGGCTCTTCTGTAGTTTCAGATGGATTTGGTATTTTATTTAAATTACTTAAATCCAACTTAATAGTACCGTCTTCATCAACCTCATTTTTAGGTTGCTCTTCGACGGGTTTTTCTTGATCAACAACTTCTTCAGTCTGTTGGTCAACTGTAGATTCATCTACAACTTCTTCTAGTTCTTTTGACATAATATAATATTATAAAATTAAACAATTTTTAGGCATTGAATAAACCTAAATCTATACCACCCATAGTATCATTTGCTGTAGATTCAAAGTTCTTAGGTGGCTTAGCGTTATTTCTTTGATCTATTAATTCAGACTGTTGAGATGCTTGAATTTTAGTTCTTTCATCTTTTCTGTCTTCTTTGTATTTTTCTTTATCATTAACAGTTTGATTCTCTAATTGTTTTAATTGCATATTTAATTGAAATTCTAACTGCATTAACTCTTTTTTACTAGCGACTTCTTGTTGAAGTTTTTGTAAATCAAGTTGAGCTTTAGTTTGTTCTAATGCTGTTTGTATCTGTATAAGAGCTTGTTGCTTTTGTACTTCAGCTTGAGACGCAGCTTGTTGAGCTTGAGCATTAGCTTGTGCTTGTGCTTGAATATTTCTTTCTTGCATCTGCTGATCTCTTTCTTGTTTTTTCTTTCTACGTATTTTAAGTAGCTGGTTTGCAAGTTTTATATTTTTAATATTTCTAAGATCTATAGCGTCATCAAGATCAATCATTTTTTGTGCAATAGCAACTTGTATGTTATTTTCAAGAAGTTGTTTTTCCTCTTCATCAGGTGCTAACTCTAAAAATATTCCAAAATCATAAAGATGTAACTCTTGCATTTCAGACAGAACAGCAACGTTGTGAGAACCTATAGCTTGTATAAAAGCATCTCTTGTTGGTGAATACTCTAAAATGTCAGATATTCTAAGTGATAATGAATCAGCTGTTTCAGATGTTAAGAATAAACCAGCTTGTAGTATATGTCTTGTCGCTGTATTTGAATTTGCAGCAGCAAGCTTTTGTATACCAACTAAAGCATTACTATCAGGTGTACTAGCATCTCTAGCCTCATTAAGACCAGTTGCATCACGTATCATCTGTAAGTAATAATTATAAGTTTGTATTAATGTTTGCATTTTAGAACCACCAGAACCACTATTTATTTCTTGTATAGGTACTTTACCAGGGTTCATATCTCCTTCAGATGTAAATGATCTACCTAATATAGAACCTGTTTGAAAGAACATGTTTAATGCTTCTTGTGGATTATAATTTGTTCCATTACCTAAATCAATTTCAGCTAAACCATCAGCATCTAAATATATACCGTCTGGTACTATTCTTGACATAACTTGTTGTAGCTTTAAATGAGTTAATTGTATCATATCCGCAAAACCAGTTATTCTACTGACTAATGATTCAATTCTACCTTTGTACATTCTTGGAGCTACAATGTTGTAGTTCATTTTAACCTTAGTATAATCACTTTTAGGTCTCATCATGTTTTTAGCCAGCTCCCATTTTAATAATCTTTGCGTACCTAAAACTAATGCTCCTTCATATAGAACTTCTATAGATCTAGACATTTTTCCATATCTAGCTTCCAACTGCTCATCTAAACCTGGTGGATTAAAACTATCATCTTTTATAATAATTTTAGTGGCACCAGTTGCAGTTTCTTTAACCTTATACACTTCATTAGCATATGTTTTATAATTAAAGTATAATACTTGTATTGTATTTTTATCTAAGTTATTTGTCTCAGATACTGTTCTATTGAATAAACCAGTGTTGTGAACACCTTGTTTAGTTATATTATTTAAATCTTCATTAGTTAAATCAGGAAATTGTTTTTTAACCTCATTTAAATGTAATGATTTTATTTCACCTACGTAATATATATCATCAAAATAAGGTGATTCAGTATATGAGTATATCATATTAGCTGGATCACAGTACTCAACTTTAACACCTTCAGATGTGTTATAACTATTTTTTACAGCTGCTATACCTATTGTAGTAAGATCATAGTTTAATCTTTTTCTAGTTAACTCATACTTGTTGCCCTCTAATAATGTATTTATAGCTTGCTCTTCAGCAATTTCAACAGCTTGTTTATAATTTAATTGCATATGTAAGTCAAGTTCCTCTTTAGAGTCTGGTAACTCTTCAGTAGGGTTTTCTTGCATATCAACATTAAAGTTTTGTTTAGCAAACTGTATTAACTCTTTAGTTTGCATATCTCTAAGTATTGATTCCATATACTTAGTTCTTTTACTAACACCGTATGGATCTTGAGAAAAAGCTTTTATATCGTAAGCTCTTTCAGATATACCATTAACTACTATATCTACAAATTTAGGTATGATAGGTACAGGCTTCCAATCTAGGTTTAGATAAGATAAGTCACCA